GCCTGCTGGAAGTCCACGAACCGAGGATGCACGCACGTCTTCTGGTAGCTCTGCACCGGGATCAGCGGCGCCGTCGGTAGCCAGGTGTTCATGGGGAAGCGGTCGGTGGCCATGACGAGCATTCCAGAGGCATACGCTTCTTGCAATGGCAACGAAAGCGCGTTGAACTTTTCCGGAAAGATAAAGACGTCGCCATGTTCAAAGAGATTCTCGTACGGGATCGTGCCAGGCTGCACTGTCAACATGCCCCCAGCCGCATTCCGCTTCATTGACGCGCCCGAAGCTAGCTCGCCCTGGTGTCTCACCTTCATCTCCACCGGGCTCTTGATGTACTGCCAAGCGTCCAGCAGTTCCTGAGTCCCGTTCCTGCCCTTTAGCCCACCGTTCCCTGCGTTGTGAACGAACACCTCGGCCTTAGTCCGCTGCCGCCACGGGACCGATACCGGGACGGGGAGTATTGTGCAGGGAGTCTTGTGGGTCGGGTCGAAGGCTGCGGTATATTGGAAGTCCAGCACTGAGGGGCATAGCCATAGGTCCGGCTGGTGCGATATCACCTTGGGCATGCACTCATACATGGGCATGATGACCGTCTTCACTCCATGCTCACGGCAATATGGAATCAGTTCCCACGAAAAAGGCGTCTCCAGAAACAGCATCACGTCCTGTTTCTTGCAGAACTCATAGGCCCCGTCGTGGGTGTACCTCTGCGCGCCGGGGAACCATTCAGGATGTTCCTGCCGGGAGCGGTGGCGCTGGATCAATACGTCGGTTATCAGGCCAGCATCAAAGAATGACTTAGCCAAATGGCCTAATCCCATACTAACGGCAAACACAATTGATCCGCAACGCATAGATCCCCTCCTTGCTACGTTCCCTTCCGTATGATCCTAAACCCGCCCCCGCACACTTGAAACCGGAAGCCCGACCGCATGCTCCGCTGCTCGGCGCTGTAGTAGGTATTGGGCCTCTCGGTCTCCGGCTTCCGCTTGTACGGCCCTCGCTTATGCCTACTCGAGCACCTTATGCACCATGAACGCATTCTCGTTCCTTCCGTAGAAGCTGCCTATCGGTATTAACTCGTACCCCAACCGCCGGTAGAAGCGCTGCACCGCCTCATTCTCCTGGCGCACGAAGCCGTAGATGATCCGGATGCTGTGCGTCTTGATCTCTGGCAGACTCTCGGCCTCCCGAATCATCGCAGAGCCTATGCCTTGGTCCCGCCATTCGTTGTCCACTTCGATGGTACACAGCTCCATGATCTTGCCGGGACCGAAGCGGTACTCAAGCCAGCCGTGGGGCCGCTGGATTATACGGAGTGGACCGTCGCCGTGGATGGGTCGGTAGTGCATGGCTGCCTCTTAGCCCTTGTTGAACTTCTTGAACTCCTCAGCCTCTCCTTTGGCACTCTCTTCGGCCGTCTCTAGCGAGTGGCCCACAGCCTTTTGCCAGCGGTCGCTTATCATCTTGTGGTAATCGCTGAAGTAATCGTTGAGAAGATTGGCTGGGCCTACTATGTCCCCGCTAGTCATGTGCTGGATGGTAGGCGTTGAGCCGTAATTGTGGGAATTGAAGGTGACTATACCCTCCTCTACGCACTTCTCGATGATGTTACGAACCATCTGCTCCACCGACAGTTGCTCCGGCTGCTGTTCTGACATCTTGCTGCTCCTTTAATAGATCCAATGCGTCGAACTCAGGCCCCCTCCACTCCGGCGCCTCAGCGTACTGGGACGAACGGTGCTTGTTTCCTATAGCGCTCACTGTGCCGACATGCTGCACCAGGCTTGGGGAGTGAACGTACTCCGTGTAGCCGCTTTTCTTCATGGACTCAGAGACAGCCCCGTCGAGGTTCTGAAACTTCCGCTCGCTGGAGTCCATCGGCCGCTCGACCATGTGCTGATGTTTCAACAACTCAACCACTCCCTTGCGGTCGAATACTAACCCGAGCGCCCCGCGCCCGCACTGATTGCTGGCATACCATCCTTTATCCGGCCTACCATCGCGTCCGGCTAGGCTTTGATTCTGCCGGACGGTGTAGAGGTTCCAATACCATTTCTCCGGGAATGGGCATCTGTCGAGGTACTGACGCAGGTTCTTGTAGACGAGAATGTCGTCCTGGAATATGGCGTAGCGGTTCATCACCGGCTCTCGGATGAACAGCTCATAGAGCGCCAGTATCCAGTTGCCATAGGCGCGTATTTGCAGGTTGCGGGTTGTGACCTCCAGTCCGAACCGCGCGGCGGCTGCTTCGGCGGTCACGTGGCTAGCGCCGTCGATGAATAGTCGCGGCTGGTCGAACCCTGCTGCCCGGAGTGAGTCCAGAGTCTGGTCCAAGAGGCCGTCTATCCGCTCAGGGACGGTGGTTACGCCGTAGGTCCAGGTTACGGTTCTCATGTCTTGGCTCTCGTACTTATCACAGGTGGCGCAGCACGGCCTCATCTCCACTCTCTTGCCTACCGTACACTCACCGAAGACACCGCACTTCCTCACCTTTTCCCTGACGTTGCCTCTACAGGTTGGACAGTTGACCGTCTCTCCGGTGTACTCGCCGAGGTAGACGCAGGACTGGCTACGGTCCTGCACCGTCTCCCGCGTCACAGCCGGTTCTCCTCGCGCCCGTCGCTCGGAAGCCTCGTCGCTAACCGTTGGTGGGTTGATAAGTGTCGGGCGCGTCACTGAGGGCGGTAGGCTCATTGTGGTTTCACCGTAAGAAACGCGGGGCCTGACGCGCCGCCACCGTAGGTCATCGGGAACGTGTTCGGCCCCATGCAGTCGAATTGAGACGCCGGAAGAGTGCCTGTGACCCATGCCCCGGCACTACCTATATGGTGCAGGCCGGCGAAACTCCAGGTGGTCGTTGGAGGGTCATAGACCAACTCCCACCCGATCTGGAAAGCCGAACCATTGGACCAGAAACAAGGCGCGATCTCTGCATGGGGAGCCAGTGTGAATGTGCCATTGAGAAAGGCGCTGTCGGGACCGACATATCCTGAAATCGCCTGCGTCACCCAATTCGTCGGCAATTCGTCGCAACAACAAACAAGGCCGGGCTTGCTGCAATTGGCGGACTCAGGGCAAATGTCCAAGACGGTGACCGTCACCGTCCCCCCGCAGCAGCTTGTCAGCGTGATCGGCGGGAAGCTGAGCGAGAACGGGCTACAGCTACAGTTGTCTGGGAACACGGTCTTGGTCTCGCCGCCACAGGTAAGCTGGAGATAGTAGCCCTTGCACGATCCTCCGGTTCCCGTACCAGCTTCTCCCCCACCAGTAATTGTCACCTTGAATGCTGTACTAGTAGCCGAAACCTGCTGACAATGCTGGTGGAGTTGAAAGGGAGAACACGAGTCAAGCTGAGTGCCTAAGCTGACTATTGGGTATCGGTCAGACGATATTTGAAACGTACAACTGGGTTGAGAGAAGTCTAGAAAAACAGCTACTGTGTCACCACAGGGAGAGAGTCCTTGACCATACATCCCCTGTCTGAGTTCATCCCAGTTTAGCGTGATAGAGAACCCATCGAGACAGGTACACGGTCCTAAACCGCCAGCAGTCTCAGCTGTAAACAAAGCCGTCATTGTCCCCGGCTCACCAAGGCTAGGACAGCAGGTACGACACTTTACTAGGACATTAACTCCTCCGCAATCGGTAGTGATACCACCAGACCACGAACCAGAGCCGACTCCACCGGAGAGGATCTCTATCACCTTTGCATTCATGCAGACATTGCAACCATCGGATGAGCTGAGATAGGCGCAGAGCTTGGGCGCAACGTGACCGCAACAGGAGTCTCCGGCTCCTCCGCAGCAGGGCAGACAGGCTCCGCTTATGGTCGAGGACATGCTAGGTCACGCTGAACAGCTTGCCGTTGTGAAATACCCAGGTTTGCTTCGTGAATACACAAGTACCAGCATTGAAATCTGATAGCACGGTGTGGACGGTAGCGCCGGTACCAGTTCCCGTGCCCGCCGTAGTATCTGTCGTGCCTGTCACCACGTACTGGTTGTACTTCTCCTTGGCTACCGGGATGTAGATGTTACCCATTATCTCGCTGGTAGATAGGTTGCACACCCTTTTTGAGGTAGTACCTACTTTGGTCAGCTTCTGCGTAGCCGCGTCTATCCGGTAGATGTTGCAGGTCGCTATTCCCACCGTGGTTCCCACCCGCGCCGGTATCCCCCCGCTCGGGGTCTCCGCCACGTAGATATCCGTCGTCGTCTGGTCGCTCGGGTCCGGTGCCGGCCGATTACGGGCGTTGCGGGGCAGGTTCTTCCAGTACGAGATCACCTCCCGCAGCAAGAGTAGGTCGTCTTCGCTCAGTCCGTATATCTGCTCTGCCATAGGTCACGAGGGTAGGATGTAGAGGGAGAAGCGGGCGTCACCGGATCGGGAACGGATGACGAGCATCCCAGTGGGCTGTAACCTCATAGACTCTCCGGTTGCAATGGCCGCAAACGGCAACAGGGTAACCCCGTCAAGGTGCATGACTCCGACGTCCAACACCTTCGCCAGCGCCTCGCGTTTCTGTTTCTCCGTGGGGTAGACGGTGAATGTCTTGAGCCCCTCCAAATTCTTGACTATCAAGAGGCTTGGCTCCTTTACCCAGCAGCTCTCCGGCACTAGAGGGCTCCACTCTTCGGTAGCTACTAGGCTGCGGACGTACGCCTGATCTATCGAGTCCACCTCGCGGAAGTAGCGAGTTTGGACGCTGGTAGGCTGCTCCTTAGGAAGCTGGTAGTAGACGGTCTCTACCACGCCAACTCGGGACTTAAAGGCTACGGGCGGGTACTGTTTAGCTGTGTCTATTGTCCCGCTAGGATTTCGTGGTGGGATTTGCATGCTGGACATTGCTGCTCCTGAAGAACCGAACCTCCTACTTGTCGAATGCCTCGACCAACAGGTTGCATGGCGCGATGTCAGCCTTGGCCGCCAGACTGCTGGCAACGATGTCTACAGATCCCGTGCCAGCGCTTGGCGTCAACTCCTTGGTGAGAAAACGGGACAGGCGAACTACGATGCTCTCTCCGGGTAACAGATCGAGCACAGGGTAGAATACCGCGGCGTCTGCGTCGTAGGCGCCGATGATGACGAAGTTGGTCTGGTCGTAGTTCTCGATCCGGCACCAGCCACCCATCGTTGCCAGGTTAGCTAGGTTGATGACCGTTATGCTCGTGGCGATGACCACCATTCCTGGCGTGGGACCGCTGTTGCCGAGGAAGTCAGCGGCGAAAGCGTTGGGCCTGGTAGGGCCATAGCTGATGTTGCCCTTGTTGATGCTCAGGCTCACCCTTACCTGTATCTCTGCCGCCATTAGCTGCTCCCTAAAAACTTACAGGAATCCCGAGTTGCAACAGGTCTCCGTCCTGGTAGTACCGCACGGGGATCTTTGCGGGTCCACCACCAGTCGGAGGCGCAGTGCCAACAGGGGTACTTAAATCCGCCGGCTGTCCGAACCCGTTCAGTACCACGTTGGCCGGGTTACCGTTGAAGTCCACGAAGCGAATGAAATCTGCCGGATTCTGGTCGTCTGCGTCACCGTCTGCATCGTAGCGGCCAAAGTCTGGGTCCAGAGGATCGGTCACCCACTCCCCGCGTAGAACCTTGGTTCCCTCATCCAACAGTTCCCGGTCGAACCCGTCCGCCTTGAGATCGAAGGTAAAGTTTCTCTCGTAGTAGACGTAGCACGTTCCATAAAACTTCCGCTCCCAGGTGAAATCACTGAGCTTGATGCACCGCGCGTCCAGGCCCCAGAGCGGGTAGGCGTTGACGGTATCCCTCAGCCCTTCGCAGGTAGCCAGGTCGAGAAAGGCCACGTTCTGGCTGATCTTTATCTGCCCACGGTTCCGATCGAATTCGGCCTTGGCTCCGTGGAATAACTCGAAGGCGCTGTTAGTAACTGGGTTCCCGTCCTTGTCGTAGACCACCTCCTCCTGGTAGCGCACCGATCCACCAGATACCCTCTGCGGGGTTAAGAGCGGGTCGGTGATCTCCTGCTCGGGGCAGAACTTCCACCACGGCTGGGTGGTGAAGGTGTTGACAACGTCGAACTGGGTATTAGCCTCTCCCTCGACTGAAGGAGTAACCTCCATGTCGTACTTGCAGAAGGCATAGATGTCGATATCGTCGAAGTAGAACCAGAAGTTTCCGGGGATAGGCAGGCCCGGAGTCTGCATGACGTTGGCCGGTCCGTCTCTGGTCGAGCACTGCACTTTCTGGTGGAGCTTGTAGGTGCGGTGGCCGATCTCGCTCCTGGAAGCGGACCACGTCGCCGGGCCTAGAAGTACGCAGGTCATTGCGCGGCCCCCTTGCAGGGGGACTTGACAATTGCTGCTCGATTTCGGAAAAAGACCTGTGGCCGGAGCCGCCAGCGACTCCCCAAGTCCTGCCAGCTCTGAAAGGGGGATCTAAAATGCACGACGACTACAAGAAAGCGGACTTCGCTCCGCAGTTCAGGTACGAACCACCGCAGGTAATCGAGAAAACCAGCAAGCGCTACAAGAGGATTATCCTCGCTGGCTACACGATCATGCTCCTTGGTTTGGTGCTCTGCATCGTAATGATGGCCAACGAGACGACGACCATGACGAAAACCGGCATTGTCTTGCTTCTGGTCCTTGGTCTTGCCGTGACAGCCTACGGCAAGGGAATGGCGTGGTGGCATCATGGGTAATCAGGCAATCCCTAAGTTAGCAGGAGCGATAGTTATACTCGGCCCCGTATCTCTCTGTGCGGTGTTTTTGACGATCTTATCTAGGAGGGCAACCTGCCTGTCCCCTACATCTCTTACGGCATCGGCCGTCTCATCTTCCGGCGCCACAGCGTGGGCAATCTCTGCTTTCTTTGCCGGAGCATTGAAGCTGCTTATGTACTCCTGGATGTGGGTAAGCGCCTCGCTGGATCCAAATAGGGCGGCATCTACCTTCTTCATGCCCTCGTGGATGCCCTTGCCGAATGCCCCACCAAGGATGCCGCCAGTGTCACCCCACTTCTTCTTGCCCTCGTCCTTCTCCTTCTCTGTTGGCTGGGTTCCCCCACCCTTACCAAGCTCATCTTCCTTACGCTTGCGGAACTCCTGAAAGCTCTCCGAAAGTTGCCCGCCAAGATCGGCATATTGCTTCTTGAGTTGCTTGGTGTAGTCACTGTCACCTACGTTAGATCTACCAAGCGACTCGTCGAATGCCTTGCTGAAGGCAGACCCCATCGCATCACCGATGCTCTGCCACTCCTCCCCGCTGCCGAACACCACCTTAACATTGTGCCACGCTGCCTTGGCGCCTGCCACGATAGACTGCCAGGTTCCCTCGAATGTAGCTCTTAGACCTGCCCAGATATCTTTTATTCCGTCCACTGCCTGCGAGGTCCATATTCCGATCTGAGTCCAAGCCACCTGTGCCGTCAGCTTGATGTTTCTGAAAGAGAACTCTATAGACCAGAGCGCGAGCAGCACATCGCTCTTGATCTTCGCCCAGTTGATGGACGCGGTTACCCCGATGCTATCCCATACGTCTTTACCGACCGTCTTAATGTCGGCCCAAACGTCCCTCATAAACTCTCGCAAGTCGGAAGAGGCCTGCTTGGTTTTCTCCCATATCTCAGACCCCAGAGTAGCCATCTCGTCGGCTACGGGCTGAAACCACTCGGCAAACTCAGACACCTTTCCCTTGACGTAGTCCCAGGTATCGGATGCTGCCGACTTCATCTTGTCCCAAGCGGCGGACAGTCCTCCAAGATGGTTAATAAGTAGTGATCCGGCACCTACTACGGCGGCTATGGCGATCCCCATAGGGCTGAATACTGCCGCTACCGAGGTGCCGATTAGTCTGAGCGGCGACAGAAGCAGAGAGACCGCCTTGCCCAGCATGGTGGCATCCGCCGCCACCTTTACCAGTCCCAACTTAGCCAGTATGGTCGTCGTCGCTCCTAGACCGTGCAATCCCAAGAGAAGCGATGGGAGTCCCATCGCTAACACTTTGGTCACTTTGTCGAGTGAGCCGAACCAGTCCACCGCCATCTTGAGCCCACTCACCACCGGGTTGAAGACGGTCGCTACCGCTCCGCCAAGGTCGATGAACAGAGCGTGGAAGGAATGCTTCAGGTGCTCGATCTTGCCGATGCTGCTCTCCGTCTCCGCCTCTGCTACCTTGAGACCGCTGGCGATGAGGTGCTGCGCCTTGGCTACCAGTTCGCTCTCGTCCTTGATCCCACGCAGCCCAGGTATCCGCCTCAGCAACTGGAGATTGCCCTGCTCCAGCGCTGCCGTTACTCGAATGTAGGTGCGAGACAGTTCCTCGTTGCCCTTGGCTAGACCGATGGCATTCTTGACCACTCGCTCTGCCGCATTTCCGCTGAATCCCATAACCTCGGCCTGCTCAAGCATGGCGCGAGTGGCCCCCTTGGTCACTAAGCTGTGCTCCGCTACTTCCTTGCCGAATTCTTTGTACCGGACTAGCAACGGCTCTACTGCATTACCGTTAGCCTCTATCGCCGCCGTAAGCCGGATGGTGCTGCGCTCGAATTCACCGAAAGCTCCGAATGCCTCACGGAACCACTCACCGGCACCGAGAAGTTCTAGCGCTCCGAGCGCTGAGTGGGCGAACCCCTTGAGACTGTTGGAGTGCCCCTCTATCTGGTGCGCCGCTTCCTCTACCTGGTGAGCAGAATGCTGGGTCTCGGTTACGGCGTCGGTGAGCATCTTCTGATACTCTGAGCCGTCACCGAGTAGGCGCACAACCAGTGATTCGATTTCCGATTCGGCCCCGCCTGGCATAGTCAGTTACTCTCCTGCTCCGGTGCGTATCCGACCGCTGGCAGCCATTTCATCTTGGCCCACAATCCTGCCTCCTGCGCGTTCCTAGGTTTCCTGGCTGCCGGCTTGGAGTAGCCACTGCTCAATCTCTCCGACTCTTGCCTCAACCACTCGATCCAAACCATGTACTGCCGATGGGTCATTGGCCCAGGCCAACCCAGCAGCTCGTTCAGGCTCTTCTTCAGCTCGTGCGCTAGACGGAGGTGTCCGCCGTAGCGCTCGACGAGTTTTTTACCCCGTCCTCGACCGTGCCGTTGTCAGCAATCTCGTTCCGTTTACGCTGGAGATCCACTATCTGCTTGCTGAGCGAGGTGACGGTGACCTGCTCCTCCAGCCCGCCCATGACCTTGGCGCGCTTAGCTAGATCCTTCACCACGCGGCTGCTCCAACCCCGAACCGTATCTAGCGAGACTGGCTTCCCCTCTGCCGTAGTCACGCTATGGGACACCAATACCGAGTCCGCCTCATGAAGAGACTCCGGGACGCTAGTAGGCTTGGTGTTGGCATCCAGCTTGACGCCTTTCGTCATGGTGTTGCGGTAGGCTATGACTCCGGCCTCCGGGGGCTCAACGAGTACGTACTCCTTATTCTTGTATGTGAATCGGTAGTCCTGCGGGGCCAGATCGTCATAGTTCATGTACCCGTCTGTCGTTGCTACTTCGGTCATTGCTGCTCCTTAAAGAAATGGCCCCTTGCTACGTACCCGATGCGTTGGTGAATACCGGGCCTGCTTCGACGTTGTTCACAGGGTCCCAGTTTGTCGGAACCACGGTGATTGTGAGGAGTGGCATCTCTCCATCCTTGTTCTCCGCAGGCTCTGATTTCTGGAGATAGCCGTAGAACGAGATAGAATCGGTTGTGGGGAATATGACCGTGACCGATCCCTCGTTGTTGATAAGCCCTTGGATCTTGTTAATGCTCCCGTCGAGAACGTCAGGATCGTAGGCGGCAGTGACCTTGATTGGGGTCAAGGTTTTGAGCCTGCGAGCCCGCATCGTCCGCCACACCGAGTTGAGCATGGTGGTGTTGTTGACCGGCTCGCCGCCGTCTAGTCCAGGAGGCTGCGTAGTTACCTCCCAGAACTGTAGAGCGGTGTTCTTCGCAAAAGCGATTGTTGTCGGATACCCTTCCGGCATCTTGAAGCCTGTGGGTATTACACGTGCGCTTACGGTCGGTGCTGCCACTTCCTCCTCTCCTCTCCGATCCCCTTGTTCACGATACCTGCCTCATTGCTACTGTCGCGTTGATGGTCCACAGGAAGCGCTTAGTTCCGGGTTGCACCCCGAGCGGTATCACCTGGCCCTTGAGGTTCATGTTGTAAACCTCGTAGGTTGACGTGTCGATTCTCACGCTGTTGTTCTTTACGACCTTGGCGATGACATTAGCGATCGCCCATGCCTTGGTTGCTCCCACTTTTGAATCCGTCGCCCTCACCCTCACCAGCACGCCCTCATGGACTTGGTACTCGCCATCAACCTGCGTGCGCCCGTGGATATAACCGTCCGTGTTGTAGGTCGTGATCGTGTTGTCCGGGCTCGACGGTTCCTTGTCGGCCTGGATCTGCCAAGGAGTGCCCGCGCCGGGCGCAACGCCTTGGCCCAAGGCTATCAATAGCCTGGCCACGACGTCAGCAGGGGAGTGCAGGAGAAGTCCGCTCATCAGTCACCGAACATGGTACGAGTGTTCTTGGTGGACGCTCTTATCATCCGAGTGTCGGTCTCCTGGTTCTTCAGTCTACTAAACTCTTGCCGCTCCTCCCACCTCATCCTGCTCTCCATAGACACTAGATCTTTGAGAAAGAGTATGGCCCACATGCCGATCATTCCGCCAATGGTCCCTACCATGTACTCCATCGGTCAATTCCCCTGCGGCGGCATGCGCGTCGGATTGGTAGTCACGCTCCAGTTGCAGTAACCCACCTTTCCGCCTACAGTGGTCACTACAACCTGAAACAGGTACGTGCGCCCTCCGTAGATCATGATCCCGAGCGGCACTTCCCAACGGAAGTTGAATCCCGTTCTGTCTCCCCCATACGCTGCATCATTCGTCGAAGTCTGCAACGTATCGAACATCGTAGCAGCCGGAGTAATGACCGGAGCAGGCACCGGCGCCAGCGTGTTAGGAACATCATTCGTGCTGGCAATCCTGAGTACCATCGTCGCCACGTCCGCCTTCTTGAGCGCGTACCCTTCGCCTGGATTACCAGCCACGCCTGTACCGTCTCGTGAGGTGATACGGCCGTAGAGTGTGCAGCTACCACCTTGGTCGCAGCTACCGGACACCACAAAGGTCTTACTAGCCATCCCCTACCCCAGTACATGTCCCTGCTGTATCCCAGGCGAGAAGACCCACCCCCTCGACACACCAGGCTCGTATACCCACCCCGAGCGCAGCCTAGGCGAGAAGATGGTGCCTGAGTAGAGTCCCGGTGAGTAGGCGTAGCCGGTCTGGAGTCCTGGCTCATAGATCGACCCTTGCAGCAACCCCGGAGCATACACCGTGCCCTCTTGGATACCAGGAGAGTAGATGTCGCCCTTTTTCAGTCCAGGCGAAAACACCCAGCCTCCGAACAGCCTCGGGACGCTAGGTTGAACGATCGACAGACCGTCCGGTGTCACCCACACGTCGGTGATGACCAGGTCCTGCCTGGATGACGCCCAGTTGACTATCACGTCTGTAGCACCATCGTTATCCACTTGTCGGCGGCTCCGGGGGCGGTGAAGTGGAAAGTCACCACCCCGGCGTTCAGGTCGTTGGCGGTAATGTCCATACCGTATGTTCCACCACCTACGTCAGTGATCGACCCGGCATTGTCGGCAGGAGCATACGCTCCCTTGTCCTTGGATCTGGTAACAGTGATAGTGAGCCCTGGTACTCCCACACCGCGAGCATCGACCATCACGAACTCGAAGTTGGCCAGCGCTACGTTCTTCTGCGGGCGCACCCCTTTAACCGTTACATAGCCGTTGGCATCCAGCAGCGGTTCGTCCGAAGACTCTATGGAGTAGTGCGAAGTATTGTCAGGAACTACCCCCCACGGTCGATCTACCGTCGCTACTTTGGTCGAGAAGACGTTGCCGATTATATTCCGCGCCTGACCGATAGCCGCGCCTTGCCAGATACGTATGCGAGTGCCCAGGTAGAAATTATCTGTTGCCGTGTCTGAGGCTGCTAGAGTAATCGTAGAGACGCCGCCGGCCTGAGCTACGTCGTTGTGCATGTTCGGAGCATCGAGAGCCGACATCTTCGGGAACCCGGCCACGTCCGGAGTAGCTATGGCGAACCCTGCCCAGCATTCCAGATCTGCCGTACACGGAACCAACTGGAAGACCGAGGTATTGTCCGGTGCTGTCGGCCAGGCCGGAAAGACAGTGGCAATCTTGCTCGCTCCAACGTACCCGACCACTACGGCCGACTGAGGAGAACCGGTCCCGGAGATTATGTGGCAGCGCATCCGATAGTAGTAGTTGTCTGTGGCTGAGGCCCCGGCATCTAGCTTGATGGCTGTAGTGCTGTTGCCTGTCGCTTGAGCCGTACCCTGCCTGAATACTTCCCTGGTGTCTACTACCGGAACCCCGCCCGTGTTGGAGGCAACCACGTTGACGCTGTTCCATTGGAGGACGTTGGCGTTTACTGTGCCGGTTACGGTCACGCCAGAGAGAATGGAGTCCGTCTCCCCTTCGATCTCTGCAATGTCAGCCGACAGCGAAGCTCCAACTGGCGCACCAATCCGAGCGTACGAGTCTCCAGTCTGAACCGTGTTACCCGCGTACGTCGTCAGCGTGTCCACGTTGGATATGTGACCGCCGGCCGTAATCAGTAGAGTGGAGAGATTGCTCGGTAGTGCTGCCAGGATCGCGTCTGTCTCCACTTCCACTTCTGCGATATCGGCGGCGTGGCTGGCTCCGGCTGGTGCTCCTAGACGAGCATAACTGTCCCCCGTCTGCGGGGTGTTGCCGGTGTAGGTGGTAAGCGTCCCTACCGTAGTCCCGCTGAGTGCTACAGTCGTCGTTGGAGCGTTGACATGACTCCAGTCTATGCCTGCGTACCCAGCCACTCCAGCACTGGTGGTACCCAGGAACTGCACCACGTTGGCCTTTACGACCCCAGACGTAAAGTCCAGCTGGCCAGCGCCAGAACCAGCCGACAGAAGGACGCTGGCCCCCAGATCCCTGGCCGTCTGAGCTGTTCCGGCTCCGGTCGGTCCAATCTTGACCGCGTTGGCATCCACTAGCCCGGATGCATCGACGACCATCGAGCGCCCAGTGGTGGCTGGGAACGCCAGGTCATCCACCTGTCTTGCTGAAGTCTGGATATTTATGACCTTATCGCACCACTCCGCGCCAGCCGCATCAATGCAGACGACGGTGATGTTGTCTCCGTTCATCTCCGAGGAGGACAGACTGATCTTCAGCATCACCGAGGAGGCCGGCGTAGTAGTCGGTAGTGTAGCCAGATTATTCAGGGCTCCGCCGTCAATCGACACCTTGAAATCTCCTGCCGCAAGCGTCGGTGATGACTTTAGTAACCGAGTGTCAGCCTGCTGAACCAGTGCGGTATAGAAGATAAAAGCGGTATTCTTCTTTGGAGGAACGTAGGTAGCCATTGGAAGAACGCCCCTATCTGCTCTGCACGTCCGAACGATCCGAACTTGCTAACAGGACCCAGTTGCACCACCTCAGCTCCGGGTCGGGTCTCGGTCACAGATGCTGGGTTGTAGCTGATAACCAATAGACCGCCAGAAGCCACCCCCCCTGGCTGGCTAGTGCTTCCCCCCCCCCCCCCCC